ATCCAAAAAGAAAGCAGGTACAGGATTTACACAGTCAGTTATTCAAGGTGTGGCACAGACACCAGGTATTGTAGCACTATACACACCCGCTATAATGACAGGAGGCCCTGTTGGAGGTTTTGCAGCAATGAATATGTTGATAGAATCAGAAAAGAAAGAAGGTGAGACAGGATTAGAGTATGCCACACGTGTAGGACTTGCAGGTGTTGAAGGTGGTTTAAGTGGTAAACTATTACAAGGATTAAATATGTTTGGAATTCCTACTAGATTAGTGGGTATGGGTGCTATGGGTGCGGCAGGTCCTGCAGAAAATGCAGAAGAAAGATTAGCCAATGCCACAACCTTTGGTATTCTAGGTGTTATTGGGCCTAAGATTACAGCAAAAAGTAAAATAGATACTGTTGTAGAAAATTTTGGTAATAGAGTAAAACAAGAATTAGCAATACAAAAAAATATTAGAGAAGCAGAAAAAGCCATTAATACTACAGAAAAATCCTTAGCTGCAATCATTGACCAGTTCAATTTATACGAGAGAAAAGTCAGTGATTTAACTATTCAAAATGAAAAACTGATAGGAAAGAAAGATAGAGCAAAAAAAGATGAATTTAAGACTGAAATTGAAACGCAAATAAAAAATAATAAAACAGAAATCAATAAACTAAATGCTCAAAAAGGTAAATTAAAAGATAGCATGGAAAGTGTTAGTGCTGTTATTAGAGACCACGGATTGTATTCTACAAAGTTTATGAGAGACTTTGACATGGTAGCGGCCTTAACTCCTACTGAAGCTAAACTTCTTATGATAAAAGGTAAAGAGATATCTCTAAATAAAAAAAAGAAAAACAAAGAAGGTAAATATGAAACAGTAGAAGAAAAGAAGACAATACCTATAGCTAATACAAAGAAAATGACACCTATAAAGGGAGATACTTTACTTGAAAGTTTCAAAAATATATTTGTAAAAGGTGGTAGAAAATATGCACTACCTGCAAAATTATTAGGAGATTATCCTGTAACAAAATATGGTGTAGATTTAGTTAGTCAGTATGTCATGAATGTAGACTACATGACAAAACTATTCTTAGAAAATCCAAAAGCATTTAAAACTTCAACAGTAGAAAAGGTAAAAGGTTTTAGTCCTTTAAAATATTCTAGCCTTGTTCCTTCAGAAGGTGGTGCATTAGTTCGTTGGAAAAGATTACCGAAAGAAGAACAACTAAAAGTCATCGAAACTATGAAGACTCTGAATGATGAGTATACATTATATAGAAAGAAAACAAAAGATGAAAGATTAGAGGATGGAAGATTTGATAGTAAGACAGGGGAAGCTACACAAGGATATGTAGATACTTTTGGCCTATCCAAAGAAGGTACTCTAGCTATGAAAGATATACAAAAAACATTTGACGGTGTACAAAAAATGTATAATAACTTTGTTATAAATTATGGTGGAAAAAATATTTCTAAGATAAATAAAAGACCTAACTATTTTCCACAAATATATCTAGGTAATCTTAAAGTTTTTGTTAATAATACTAAAGGTGATTTGATTGGTGTTTATGGTGCAGATAATATTAAACAAGCAGATAAAATAAAATCAGAACTACAGAAAGAGAATCCTGAATTACAAATTAATGTTCGTTCTAAAACAGTTAGTGAAGTAAAAGATTATTCTGCAGAAATGTTCCAAGATATAATGCAATTAGCTAATAGAAATAAAATGAATAAAAAAACTCTAGATGCATTAGACACTTTAGTTACAAAGATTTACAAAGAAAAAGGATTCAATGTCCGTAAAATGGCAAGAAAAGGTAAAGTCGTTGAAGGGTACTTAGGAACATATGGAAAACCTAGAGAAAGATTAAGGGATTTTGAAAAAGCCATTACTGTGTATGTCAATGGTGGTATACAAAGTGCCTTACGTATGAAATTAGCAAGTGACTTTACAACATTCTATAAGACACCTGTTACAAAAGATATTGGAATCAGAGGACAAAAAACATTAGCTGATTTATATCCTACAGATTTTCAATTTGCAGAAACTGTAAGAAAAAATGCGACAGGTTTACCTATCAATGCAATGGTTAAGCAAATGAGAGGTAGTCCTTTAGGTTCTCAATTAGAGTCTGCTATTAGTAAGTGGTATATTACATCTGCAAACTTAGCAAACACATGGTTTCTACTAGCTTTAAATCCTAGATTCTTAATGTTACAAGGTATTCAACCTCTGCAGATGCTACCACATAAATTAGCAGGAATGACAATGGAAATGAGAGGTGGTAGTATGGTAGATGCTACGGCTCATGCATATTACTCTGTAGCTTTAGGTATGATGCGTACATTTAAGCCTACTGAATTTAATATTGCACTTAATAAATCTGCCGTAAGACAAGGCGTTATTACGGAAGCAATGTTGAAGGAATATCTTGGTGAAACCTATTATGCCAAAGGTAAAATTAATCCTAAAGGTTTAGGTAGAAAAGTTTTTGGTACGCTAAAAGGTACAGTTCCTGCAGGATTTATGGAAAGATTTACAAGGCTACAAGCTGTTAATACTGTAGGTGAGCATATGTTAGCACTAGGTTATAGTAAAGAATTTGTTATCAAACAAGCTCCTTATCTTGCAAATAAATTAATGGTGGAATATCATTCAGCACAAAGACCTTTAGTGTTTAGTATGGCAGGTGCAATATCCAGACCTGCAGGTTTATTTAAAACTTATGCCCATAACTGGTATGGTCAAATGGCTGAAGCAATACAAAAAGCAAATTTCCAAAAATTAACAATAGGAAAAAACAAGTTACCTATACCTATTCCAAAAGGACAGACAACACAACTTGCTAATTTTATAGCTAGTCAAGCTGTCTTTGGAGGACTAAAAGGAGTAGTAGGTGTAACATTTGTTGATGCAGTTATCAAAGCATTAAACCTTATCCCTGGTGTAAATATGAGCACATTAAGTGATAATTTAATTAAAATGGGATTACCAGATATATTTTTATTCGGTGCACCTTCAACAATTCTTAATGCCGATATGAGTAATTCTTTACAAGCACCTACAACAGACCCTACAGAAGTAATTAATTTTCCTAGCTTGGAGTTTTCTGTCAGTGCATCTTCAGGACTACTTGAATTAGGTGTTCACTATTTTAACTACAAATTAGGCCAACAACTGAAAGGTGAACCAATATTTGATATTATTCCTGCATCACCCTCAGAAGTAAGAGATTCGTGGAAAAAAGTTACACCGACATCATGGCATGGGTGGATTGAACAGTGGTATCAATCTAATGATAACCCTTTTTATATTAGAAGTTCTACCGATAACTATAAAAGAACTGAAGTAGATTGGTGGAAAAGAAAGTTCTTAGCAATGCGTTCTGTTAAAGAATCAAAGTATATGACCTTTACATACCTAATGAAACAAGAGATGGGTAAAGGTGCAAAATCTAAAGGGGATATTGTTCAACTCATGGCTGAATCTTTTATAAAATTTGAGGGAGACATTGACCAAGCATGGCAACAGTGGATGTATGATTTTGCAGAAGAGAAAGGATTTAGAAATCCTAAAGAATTACACGACTCTATTAAAAGAAAGTTAGAAAATATGCAACAAGATTTCTTTGAAAAAATGGAAAGGGGAGAGATAACAGAACAAGAAATGGAAATATACGAACAAGCCGAAAAGAACGGCATAGTGGGGGATGAATAAAATGTTGGGTGGATTACCAGTAGAAATGATTACAATGCTAGGCTCTAGCTTACTCGGTGGAGTAATGTCTATATGGGGTCAAAGCATTAAAGCAAAACAAGAAGAACAAAAGATGTTATTACAAAGAGCAGAAACACAAATGTCTTTTGTAGATAAAGCAAGAACATATGAGAACAAAGGCTTTCAATGGACAAGAAGAATCATAGCTTTAACGGCTGTGTTCTTTGTTATTGCATGGCCTAAAATAGTTCCTGTTCTTATGGATATTCCTGTCATCTTAACATGGACAGAATTTAAACCGGGTTTTTTGTTTCTAATAGAGAAGAAAGAAATACTAATGGACAGAGCATTTGCAGGTGTAGTGATTACTCCTTTGGATACTCACCTTATGTCATCAATAGTGGGTCTATACTTCGGTGGAAGTTTGGTGAAGAAATAATGATTGAAGAAATAGTAAAAGAATTATCATCAACAGATGAAGAAGGTTTTAAAAATTCTATATATGATGATTCCACTGGAAAAATAGTAACAAAAGGAACTCCTATAGACCAAGAAGGAAAACTTCCATCAGGGGGTAGCCCTACAATAGGAACAGGGCATTTGGTAACTCCTGAGGAGTACGACACTATTTATAAAACAGGTGAAATTTATAGTAAGTCAGATTTAGACAAGTTATTATATAAAGATGTACAGGAAAAAATCGATATAGTAAATAGGACTGTAGAAGAAAGATATGACAACAAACCTATAACAGATGATGTTAAAAAAATACTAGTAAAAACTACATTTTGGCTTGATGCACCTAACAAATTTCCTAAGTTTTTCGAAGGGATGGTTACAGGAGACTATGAAAAAGCAATAGATAATTTAATATATACAGACCCAGAAGTATCAAAAGAACAGTACACTAAAATATACGACCCTGAAAAAGGCATGTCAGGTTTAAAGGAAAGAACTTTAAAATATATAGAAGCTATTAATAAATTAAAAAATAATAATCTACCTAAGCCTAAGATAGGGGTAGAGTTTCTTAGTAAAGAACAGTCTTTAAAAAATGAACTTGCTAAAAGAAGAGCAGGTTTATACTAAACTATCTTATTAATAAACTTAGTCATCCTTTCGGATAGTTCTTCAAACTGATACTTTGTTTCCCTTGCTACAGATACGATAACATTTGATTGTCTAAACTCAGGATAGAGTTCTTTAAGAGTTTTGTCTAAAACATTGTAGTTAACAGTGTCCTCGTTAACCACTAAATTGAAATCACGATTTATTCCTAGAGAATAAAACCCAACATCTATTTTATAATCATACTTTCTTCTTACTAGATTCTGCCAATCCGTCATCCTTTCTCTCCCCTAATCTCAATATTGTTTCCATAATTCTATACACTTCCCCATAAGGTCTGGTCCACAGATACTTTAAGACTTCCTGTCTTTGTTCTTCACTTATTAAATAGTTCTTCATTTCTTTTCCTCTCATATTCTTTTTCTAAAATACTAACTTCACCCATAACAATCTCATGAATATCATCAAAGAAAACTTTCATCTTTGTATACGTCATATCAAAAACATTCTTTTCTTTATATTGTTTTCTCTCAAACTCATCAAGAGATACTAACAACTTCCCTGTAAAGGGGTCTTTAACTATTCTCATATTTCTTAATCAACCTTTGCAGATACCATTCTGCTTTTTTTAAATCCTCTAAACCATTCTTCATCTTATACCTAGTTACGTATTTAATTATATTACCTTGAAAGTAATCCATGGTATGGGATTCAATATAGTCGGCAGTCTCTATGCCTTCTCTATAATAATTAGGATTTATTTTGTC